GGCGCGCTCGAGTTCGGCGCTGACCAGTTCGCCAACTTCAACAACATGCCGGGCGTCATCGAGATCCCCAAGCGTGCCCAGCCGGACCAGATGACTGCGATGGCGCAGGCGTGGCGTCGGGCCCGCCAGAAACGCAACCGTGGCCTGCCCGGCGTCCTTGAGGACGGCGCCACCTGGAAGCCGACCGGCGTCACCAACGAGCAGGCCCAGTTCCTTCAGCTGCGTCAGTGGACGGCCGCCGAGGTCGCCGGTCAGGTGTTCCTCGTCGATCCTGCCGACCTCGGCATCCCGGTCGCCGGCACGTCGCTCACCTACGCCAACCTCGAACAACGCAACATCCGCCGCGTGCAGGTCACGTTCCTGCCGTGGATGATCCGCATCGAGAAGGCGATCTCGGCGCTGCTGCCGCAGCCGCGCTACATGAAGTTCAACGTCGACGGCCTCCTGCGCGGTGACTCGTCAACCCGCTGGAACATCTACAAGACAGCCTCGGACATCAACGCTGCCGCTGTCGCCTACGGCCAGCCGCCCGTGCTGCTGACCGCCGAGATGCGCGACTTCGAGGACCTGAACCCGGTCGACGCACCCGTGATCGGCCCGGCACCGGTCGACACACCGCCGGCCCAGTTGAACTCGCAGCCACCGGTAAACGTGAACGTCAACATGCCCGAGCAACGGTTTGAGGCGCCGCAGGTGCACGTGAACTCGCCGATCGACGTCCACATCCCCGAGCAGCCGGCACCGAACGTGACGATCCGCCAGGAGGCACCGCAGGTGCACGTGGCACCCGAGGTGTTCATCGAACGGTCTCCCGAACCGGAGATCGTCGAGCAGCCCGGCCCGAAGATCACCAAGCGCAGCGTCGAACGTGACGAGCTGGGCCGGATCGCCACCATCATCGACGAGGTCATCTCGTGATCAAGTACACGACCACCATCCGCAACGAGATGCTCGACAGGATCACGACCAACGCCGGCGGATCGGCGTTGCTGCGGATCTACGACACAACCGCACCGGGTCGCCCGGCGAACGCCAACACCGCCGTCAGCACCCAGGTGAAACTGGCCGAACTGACCTGCAATGCCACGTTCGCACCGTCGGCCACCGGTGGCGTGCTCACGCTGAACTCGATCACCGGCGCCAACGCCATCACCGGCGGCACCGCCAACTGGTTCCGCATCGTCAGCTCAGGTGGCACCACCATCCTCGACGGCGACTGCGGCACCTCCGGCTCCGACCTCAACCTGTCAACCCTGACAATCGTGGCCGGCCAGCCGATCTCCATCACCTCGTTCGCCATCACCGAGGGCAACGGCTGATGGCCGACAGCGACGTCCCGATTACCGCAGGGTCGGGCACCAAGATCGATACCCGCACCGTCGGCGCCGGCGTCGACGAACACCGTCAGGTTGTCGTCATCGGCGATCCAGCCACCGCCTCGGCAGTCGGCACCGTCACCGCAACCGGCGGTCTGCGTGTCGAGCCGTACATGACGAACACGCTCGGCACCGGTGTCGCAGGCTTCCAGCAGGAAGACCAGCCGCACGTCGACGGCCACGCCGGCGTCATGATCCTCGGTGTCCGGAACCACTTCACGGGCTCCACCACCGACGGCGACTACGCCGCCGTCTCCGTGTCCAGCTACGGCGACCTGCACACCGTCAGCCGCCGTGACCTGCAACGCATCTCGGTCGCCTCCGGGTCGCTCACTACGGCCACCACGAACTACTCGGCCGGTGACCAGCTCGGCACCCAGTTCATCGTTGCCAGCGCCGCTCGAGGTTCGCTCACCGGTGGTGTCATCGTTGGCGTCACACTTATCGACGCAGCCGACAAGATTGGTGCCGTCGACGTCGTCTACACCGACTCGCCGATCACCCTGGCTGCCGACAACTCGGCCTACGCGATCAGTGACGCAGACGCCCTCAAGGTGGTCGGCATCGTGCAACTTGCCGGCGCCTACGACATCGGCAACAACCGCGTCGCTCAGGCTCAGAACATCTCGATCCCGTTCCTCACCTCGGGCGGCTCGGCGCTGTATGCCGGCCTGATCACCCGTTCGGCCAACGGCACCTTCACCGCCGCCACCGACCTTCAATTGATCACCTACGTCGAACGGTACTGAAATGCCGCTCACCTTCGGCGCAGCCACCAGCAATGCCGCAAGCATCTTGGGAACGTCGTTCGGCAACACCGGTCAGGCCGGATTCATCGCCGGCTGGTTTTACCCGACAACGCTGACCGCAGGCCGCTACTGGTGTTCAATGGGCGCCAACTCGTCCACTGCCAACTATGGCGTCCGGGTCGGCACCACAACGTCGACGTTGCAGCTGTCGTCGACAACCGGAACCACCGTCGGATCGTGGACCGCCACCGCCGACTCGACCGTGTTTGCGTCCGGTGTCACGGTCAACCAGTGGCACTTCATGGCCGCACTTGTCTCCATCGTGACCGGCCCGACGATCGCCTGGCGTGTCTGGCTCGGCACCGAGTCGATCGCACCGACCCCGATGACGATCGTCCAGAACACCGCACCAGCCGGAGCACTGACCGCATCCGCCAACCAAGTGATCGGCAACCACACCGCAACCGCTGGCACCGCCGCATTCCAAGGCGACATCGGGATGGTCACGTTGATCCAATGCACCTCCGGCGTCAACGCTCCGCTGCCGATCGCATCCGCCGGAACAATCGCCACTGACGAGGCGCTCCTCATTGAGCAGTCGTACGTGCTGCCGCTGTGGCTTGGAAAGCATCCCGGCCACTACCCACGAGACGGCGCCACCGCTGCCGACTGGATCATCTGGGAAAACCGGCAGGCAGCAACCTACATCCGCCAACAGATGCAGGCATCCGGCGCCACCGCAATCAACCGCATTGACGGCACATCCTCCGGCCTGACGGTCTCACAACGTGAACAGCCTCGCCTCTCAGACATCTCCGCCAACGTGAGGCTGCCCTTAGTCAGGAGATAGCCGATGTCGCTGCTACTCCTCTTCGGCGGCGCAGCACCCTCCACCGTCACCGGCACCTCGGCCACCACCAACAACAACGACACCGCCGCCGCAAGCGGCAAAGTCACCATTGTCGGTACGTCGGCCACGACGAACGCCAATGACACCGCTGCTGCTAGCGGCAAGGTCACGATCGTCAGCTCCAGCTCGACGACGAACGCCAACGACACCCTGTCGGCAAGTGGCACGGTCAGCGCCGCAACCGTCACCGGCACCTCGGCTACGACCAACGCCAACGACAGCCTGTCGGCCAATGGCACCGTCACCGTCGTCGGCTCGTCGGCAACAACCAACGCCAACGACACGGCGTCAGCGTCCGGTTCATCCGGAACGCCGGCACCGGCTGACGACGCCACACACACCGGGTTGCGCCGGCCGAAAGCACGCCGCCAGCCCGAACGTCAATTGCCCGTCATCCTGCCCGCCATCACCGGCGTCGGCATGACCCACCACCTCGACGACCGGCTGAGGGCCGACGGTCTCGTGGACCCGCACAACCTCGTCCTCGAGGACGAGGAACTTCTGCTCCTCGTCTGATCGGAGTCTTATGACCCTCGCCGAACGCGCCGCCCGCACCGAGCGGGAGACCAGGTCGTTCACCGCCACCGACATGGTGATGCGTGACATGAACGACGGCTTCACCTTCGAAGGCATCGCCTCCGTCGTCAACACCGGCTACCACGTCCGTGACCAGTGGGGCGACTACACCGAGACCATCCTGCCCGGTGCGTTCAACCGCACCCTCAAGCAGAAAGCCGACGTTCGTCTGCTCGTCAACCACTCGGGCGTGCCGCTGGCCCGCAGCAAGTCGGGCACCCTCAAGTTGACCGCCGACCCGAACCTGCGGGCCACCGCCACCCTTGACCCGTCGAACCCGACCGTGCAGGAAATCCGGTCGGCCATGAACCGTGGCGACCTTGACCAGATGTCGATCGGATTCCGTGTGCGCGACGAGGAATGGTCGTCGGACTACAGCCAGCGCTCCATCAAGGAGATCGAACTGTTCGACGTCAGCGTCGTCACCTACCCGGCATCACCTACGACCAGCGCCCAACTGCGGTCGTTTGACGCGTTCATGTGTGACATCACCGACATCGACATGACCAAGGACCAGATGCGTCGCGCCGTGCGCCACCTTGAGCGCCGCTTCGCCGACGTCTGGAACGAGGAAGTCGAGTCGTGGCTGGAGATCGCTCTCAAGGCCCGCTTCGTGACCAGCCCGCTCGGCATGGTCGACATCGAAGACTTCAACGACAACCAGGTCGTGTTCTGCCTGTACGGCACCGAGGTCGACGGGACCTGGCAGCTCGGCTACAGCCTCAACGCCGACAACACCATCACCCTTGACAACGCCGACCCTGTCGCCGTGAACGAGGTCGTCACCTGGGTGCCGATCCGCTCGGCCAACCAGTTCGAACAACGTGACCGCGCCGAGCGCGAAGCGTTGGACCGCAAGATCGCCGCCCGACCCGCTCTGGTCTGACGGCTCCCACATCGAACCCGGAGCGCGCCACCCGGAACCGCACAGCGGTCACCACGGGCGTCGCCACCACGTCGATGACAGCACCAACAACAACACCTCCCGAAAGGACGTGAACCATGGACATTCGTAGCCATGTGATCGCGCTCAACGAGGACCGTGCCCGTGTCGTCGAACAGCTCCGCAGCGAGCTGGACTACACCGCCGGCCGTGAGCGCACCGCCGAGGAAAGCCAGAAGATCGCTCGCCTCGACGCCCGCATCGACGAGATCGACGCCGAAGTGCGCCAGTTCGTCGCCCGTGAGACCCGCGAGCAGGAAGCCGCCGCCCTCCGCCAGCAGACGCTGTCGGTGTTCGGCGAGGCCCGCACCGCCCACAACGACAAGCTGCAGGGCGATGCGTTCCGCCACTGGCTGACCCACCGCAACGGCGACTTCGAGATCGACATCCAGCGCGCCATGAAGGAGCGCCAGATGCTCCGCGCCGGTGCCTCGCCCGAGGAAATCCGTGCCCTCGCATGGGACGCCACGAGCGGTTCGCTGGTCGTGCCGACCACCATGGCCCGCAGCCTGTTCGACCTCCTCGAGGCCAACATCGCAGCGTTCCGCATCGGCGCCACCGTGATGAACACCTCGACCGGTGAGAACATGCAGCTGCCCCGCCTGCAGACCCACGGCATCGCCACCCAAGTGGCCGGTCAGGGCACCACCCTCGCCGGCACCGACCCGGTGATGAACCGTGTCAACCTCAACACCTACAAGTACGGCCAGCTCGTCCGGGTCAGCAACGAGCTCGTCACCGACGCAGCCTTCAACATCTCGTCGTGGCTCGGTGGCGATCTCGGCTACGCGCTCGGTCGTGTCATCGACGCCGACCTCGTGATCGGTACCGGCACGAACGAGCCCACCGGCATGACCATCCTCGCCGGTGCAGGCACCAACGCCCCGATCAAGACCGGTGGCTCGCTCATCGCTCCGACGGTGGAGAAGTTCATCGACCTGCAGTACTCGGTGGCGGACAGCGTCCGTCAGCGCGGCTCGTGGCTCATGAACGACTCGGTCGCCGGCACGATCCGCAAGCTCCGTGACGGCGCCGGTGGCACCGTCGGCGCCTTCCTGTGGGAGCCGTCACTGACGGCCGGCCTGCAGACGGGTCAGCCCGACCGGTTCCTCGGCAACCCGGTGTACTCCGACACCAACTGCGCCGCAGCCGGTTCCAACGCCATCCTCGCCACGTTCGGTGACTTCAGCGAGTACGTCATCCGCACCGTCGGCAACCCGGTCATCGAGTCGGACACCTCGCGCTACTTCGACACCGACGAGACCGGCTTCCGTGGGAAGTGGCGCGTCGGCGGCAACCACCGCCAGGTCGGCTACCTCAACACGCTCGTCCAGAACGTGTGACCTACCCAGCCCTCGCGGCTGGATGATCCCCAGGCAGGGGGACGCCCTCGAACGTCCACGCGGCGTTCGAGGGCACAAACCTGCCAACCACCTGGTCGTGGCCGGTGGCGTCCTCCAGCGTCACCGGCCACCGGCCGCACCTGCCACCCCTGCCAAAGGAGCACCATGCCCGTGCACACCGTGCCACGCGGCCAGCTCGCCACCGAGCTGCGTCGCATCGCCCGACACGAACACGTCGTCACCGTCACCCAAGACGGCGAACAGTTCGTCATCGTCACCGAACCCGGCGCCTCATACGAGACCCGTCTCGGATCGGTCACCCACGCCGCACGCATCGGCGCCACATGGGACCGCGACCCGCTGCTGCACTCGTTCCTCACCGACCAGATCGTCACCGACGAGGTCGCCCAGTGAAGATCCTGCTGCACTCCAACTCGGCCACCGTCAAGACCGGCTACGGCGTCCAGATCGCGCTGCTTGCCGATCGGCTCACCCGTGACGGCCACCACGTCGCCATCTCGGCAACCTATGGCGCACCCGCCGCCACCGGCCTCACCACCTACACCACACCGGCCGGCCACAAGGTGCAGGTGTACCCGTCATGGTTCCTCGTGTCGGGCGACGACGTCATCTGCGCCCACGCCAAGCAGTTCTTCGGCGCCGACGAAGGCTGGATCATCCCGCTGCTCGACGTCTGGTCGCTGACGACACCGAACCTGAAAGAGTTCAACGTCGCCGCCTGGGCACCCGTCGACCATGACCCGGTGCCAAACATGGTGCTCAAGTTCTTCGAACGCAGCAACGCCCGCTGCATCGCCATGTCCAAGCACGGTCACGGCGAGTTCACCAACGCCGGCCTTGAGCCCGCCTACATCCCGCTCGCCGTCGACACCAAGGTGTACAAGCCGACGTTCACCGCCGTTATCGACGGCCGTGAGGTCGATGGTCGAGAGTTCCTGCAGATTGACCGCAACGCGTTCGTCGTCGGCATGGTCGCGATGAACAAGGACCCGAACGACCGGAAGTCGTTCAGCGAATCGTTCCAGGCGTTCGCCCGGTTCCATCGCAACCATCCGAACAGTGTCCTGCACGTCCACTCGGAGAAGTCGGGCACTGGGGGAGGGCTGAACCTTCCCGAACTCGCCCAGTGCTGCGGCATCCCCGAGACAGCGATCCGGTTCACGAACCAGTACGCCTACATGATCGGCTTTCCCGCCGAGCTGATGGCGTTGATGTACACGGCGTTCGACGTGCTGCTCGCCCCGTCAAGGGGGGAGGGGTTCGGTGTGCCGCTCATCGAGGCACAAGCCTGCGGTGTCCCGGTGATCACCTCGGCGTTCACCGCCCAACAAGAACTCGTCAACAACGGCTGGCTCGTTTCTGGACAGGCCTGCTGGGACGGGCCGTCACGCTCCTGGTATCAGGCACCGAACGTGTTCGAGATCGAACGGGCACTGGAGAAGGCGTACGCTGCCGACCTCGGCGCGATGCAGGACGACTGCATCGAGTTCGCTGCCGGCTACGACGCCGACCATGTCTACGACACCTACTGGCGGCCGTACCTTGCGTCGCTGGACACACGGCCCGCACCGACCAAGCCGGTCATGGACGACATCACCGTCCTCGTCCCGGCCGTCAACCGGCCCGAGAACGTGGCCCGGCTAGTCGACTCGTTCAACGCCACCAACGACGGCACCGCCCGCCTGCTGTACATCGTCGAGTCCGAACACCACGACCAGATCGACGCCCTCGTCGCCGCCGGTGCCGACTACATCTTCGCCAGCCGTGGCACCTCGTACGCATCGAAGATGAACGAAGGGTTCGCCAACACCACCAGCGACTGGGTGTTTCTCGCCGGCGACGACGTCGAGTTCACACCCGGCTGGATCGAAGCGGCCCGCAAACTGTCCGACCGTTACGACGTGATCGGCACCAACGACTCCGAACCCGGACGCGTCCGCAACCCGCTCGTCGCCGCCGGCAAGCACGCCGACCATTTCTTCGTGCGACGCAGCCACGTCCTCGAGGACGGCACCTCGCTCGAAGGGCCCGGCATCCTCTGCCCCGAGGCGTATTACCACTGGTATTGCGACAAGGAAATGATCCAACTCGCCAAGGCCCGAGGCGTGTTCACACCCTGCCTTGACTCGGTGGTCATCCACCACCATCCCGGCTACGACGGTCGCGAAGACCTGCGGGCCAAGGACCCGACCTACATGAAAGCGGTCGAGTTCTCCGAGATGGACGAGACAGCGTTCAAACGTCGTGCCGG